TACAGTCATTGTTATTGCTTCACCTCCTCTGGCTTGGTAAGTTTAAATAAAACAAACGATGGGAAACCTTCACCCGGCTCTATCAGAAGAGACGGTGACTTATCTTGTGACCAAGGAGTATAACCCACATACTCCCAAGTGTAGCCCTTGTCAGTTTGTTCTTCTACTCTGTCAAAGTATTCTTGATTACCTAGTCCTAGCGGAACCAAGATCACTCCCAAAGCTACCATCAGTGTACCCATTCTTTACTCCTTTCTAGTGTGTCTCTGCCCAGTTGGCACCTACGTTGTACTCTCCTGTCAGTGGGCATTTTAGATTGTAGAACTCTCCTGCTTCTTTAATACTGTCTATGCCAAGAGTACCTACCATATCTGACAGGGGTTTGTCAACCTCTAATTGCCATTCATCGTGAACATTTGCAACAAAACGTGCGCCCTCTGGTAGCTTGTCGTTGAAGAGGACCAAGCCACGCTTCATCACAATGGCAGCTGCACCCTGTAGCTGTGTGTTCAGTGCAGCGTGAGTGGAACGAATGAACAATCTCCTACCGTCCAGCCCCTTGATAAACCCTCGCTCTGCTGCAAGGGTCACGCGCTGGCGCTCTGTGTGTAGCGCAGGGGTGGCCTCTAGAAACTTGTCTATCAGGTCCTGTCCGTCTGCTGCTGTGCCATCTACGATCTTTCCTATCTTGGCAGCGCCTGCGCCGTAGAGGAAGGCATAGATAAATGTCTTGGCCTGTGCGCGTGAGCTTAGTCCTGCTCTCTCTTGGTTGGCTGTGTGTATGTCACCGGAGACAACAATCTCTGTGTACTCTGGATCGTTCATGTAGTGGCATAGCATTCTTAGCTCAATAGAACTGGCGTCTATACCCACAAGGTTCTGCTTCCTAGGATTGCCCGGGACCCACAGTCTCCTGCACTCTGGACCATAGGGGGAGTACACAGCTGGTACCTGTGCCATATTCGGAGTGGCATGGGCCATACGTCCTGTGATTGTACGAAGGGTCAGCACCTTCCCGTGTACCCTGCCTGTCTCCGGGTTGATTGCGTCTAGCCAAGAGTCCACCTGTGCTATGCGCTTCTGTAGCATCATGTACCGTGCAATCAGCTGCGCCTCTGGCATGTCAATCTCAGAGAGAATGCTCTCGTCCACCACCACATTGCCTAGGTCAGTCTTCTTCTCAGGGACCCACCCCATCTCCATCAACCGCTCTGCCACCTGCTTACGTGATCCCGGGTTAAAGGGGATGTACTTGGTCTTGGTCTTTAGCTGCACCTCTGTGGGCGGGAAGGTATCCTGCATCTGCTCCTTGATGGTATTGAGTTCATCGGTCAGTTCTGCCACCAGCATACAGGCGTTCTGCTCGTCCAGCTTGAAGCCGTTGGATTCTTGCTCAGAGAGTATGGCTCTGACGCTGTGCTCCAGTCTGATGCACCCCGGAGAGAAAGAGGATAGTTCCTTCTTCACCTGCTTGAATATCTTGACAGATATTCTGGTGTCCTGCATACAGTACTCGCCCATCTCATCAGAGTACCCCTGATAAAACTTCTCAGCGTCAATGTTTATCTTTGGATAGTTGAAACGCTGGCCCCATGCCTCAACTGAGTGGCCTCCATCTCTGGTGGGGTTTGCAAGTTGTGAGAGAACCATGGTGTCGAGCATCTGCTCTGGTTCAAAGCGTACACCCCAAAGAAGATCAAGTATGCGAAAGTCAAAATGAATAGCGTTATGCCCAAGAACCTTATCCGCTTGTGCCGCGTAAGCTGCAAAGCTATCTCTTTCTCCCTCTGTGAATAGTCTAGGGGTTTGAACTTCAGTGCCATCCTTGTTGTCCTCCAGTAGTATTGTACCCACGCACCATATGCGGGAGGGGTTGAATCCATCTGTCTCTATATCCAAGAACAGTCGCTTCATTATAGTACCTCGTCAAAGTCCTCTGCCTCTGTTGCATCAGTGTCTGCGTCTGACTCTGTATCTGTATCAGGATCGTCTATCTGTGTCAAGCGTCCTGTGTCACGGTCATAGTGCAGATGACAGGCTGGACCAGTGAGGCCAGAGAAGCGGTTCTTGAGCACCCGGATCAGCGTTACATTCCTCCGGTACAGGTCAGGGTCCTGCCCGTTCCGCTCCAGTCCCAGCACCATGTTACTCAGCTGACCTATGCCAGCGGTGCCGCGCAGTTCAGAGAGTGAGGTCTGTCCTCCCTCTTCGTGTGGCTTACCAGCGGGGCGCTTGGAGTGAGAGACCATGCCCAGCCAGATGTCCAGTTCAATGGTCAGGGTCTTGAGCTTGGTTGCGATCTCGTCCAGTGCCTTTCGCTCATCACCTGCGCTCTGGTCACTGACAAGAATGGAGATGTGGTCAAGGAAAATGTACCGACAGTCGCAGGCATAGCGCATGTACTTGATGGTATCCACAATGGTGTCAATGTTGTTTGATCCAAAGGAATCAAAGAACACGTACCGTCCCGTGGCAAGAGTCTCTTGGAAGGCGTCGTCCCACTCCTGTTGAGTAAACTCTGTGGTGGGCAGGTGCAGTGGCTTGCCAGCGTAGAGGCTCATCATGCCACGGGCAGCGTCCTCCAGCGGTTCCTCTAGGAAGAGAAGGCCTATGTTATCCTCGGTGTGCTGTTGTATGTGGTAGCTCAGTTCTCTGAGCACCTGCGTCTTGCCCATGCCAGAGCCAGAGGTGATGGTCCACATCTCTCCCTTGCGGATACCATAGGTCAGGTCTTGAAGACCGTCCCACGGGAGCACAAGGCTCTCCGGTGTGGGTTGGTTGAGCAGTCGGTCTAGCAGGTCCTCACCCCTGACAATGTTGGCAGGTGTGTAACGCTCTGCTGCAAACCACCGCCGGGTAAAGTCAGCGGAGCGGTTCTCAATCAGGTAGTCGCACGGGTCCTTGCCCTCGTCCAGCGTCACCACCTTGCTCTTGTTAGGGAAGAGCTTGGATATCTGGTTAGCTGCCTGCGTTCCGCTCTCGTCACGGTCAAAGCAGATGACGATCTCCTTGAAGGAGTTGAGGAAGTTATAGCTGTTCTTGCAATCCTTGAGAGCGTTGCCTGCACCGTTCTTGATGGAGACAACAGGGTAGCGAGAGCCTAGCAGTTGGTAGGTGGCCAGCGCATCTAGCTCACCCTCCACCACTGTGACTGCCTTGGCAGTGGAGGAACCAAAGACATGCTGGCCAAAGAGCATAGCACCCTTCCCGCTCCCCTCCCAGATGAAAGACTTGCCCCTCCCTCTGACCTTGTTGGCAATGTGCTCACCCGCTTCATTGTAGTACGGGTAGTAGTGGTTGCTCTCCTTCCCGTCCTTCATGTTCAGCGTGACGTTGAAGAGCTTGCAAGTCTCCTTGTTAATCTTTCTTTTCCTGATATCTTCAAAGGTCCCTTTACTAAGGGAGACAGAAGAAAACAATTCTTCTGTGCTTTCTTTTTGTTCTGTCTCTTCAGTAACTCCGTACTGATCTAGCATACTTTGCATCTCCTCTGGTAGTTCTTGTTTAGAGTATCTCTTCTTCTCATTCTTACAAGCGTGAGAGAAGCAGTAACCGTGTCCGTCAGGGTAGAGTGCAAAGGCATCTGAACTGTTACCACAGGGACATGCTTGATGTGTCACTAGTGCTTCTTCTTGATTTGTTTCTTCTATCATTCTTTATTCCTCAGATCAAGAGTAAAAGGAAAACAAAGATAACCCATCCTATTGGTGATATTGCCATACACAAGAGTTCTCTTATGGGGTGTTCATCTGGGTGATAATCATAATCATCTTTCACTAGTCACCCCCTGTAGCGTAGCTACTACCATCATTTTTTCTCCTTGTCAAGTTGTTTTTTTTCAAGCTCTTCAATTCTTTTTTCTAACTGATACTTTTCGTACCTGTCAAACACGGTGGTACCCACGGTTGCACTGGCCAACATTCCAACGCAACCGGGTAGCATCAATACAATCATAAGTGGTGCTAATAATTTTTTCAATGCACTGCCCACCATTCTGGTGTACGTGTGTAGGCCCACTTGGCAAAGTACGCCTTCTCCCCTATGTAGTAGTTGCGATAGGCTTGGACCGCATCATCTGGTACCTTGTACTGATCAGGCATACACTGTGGTGGCTGGGTGTAC